CCTGAACAATGGACAGAGATATTTAAAACTTACCAATCAGATAAGTATCAGGAAATCGAAGTTGAGATGAAATATCTTGGCGCAGCTGATATTAAGATGGAAGGTCAACCTATTGCTACTGATAGTATGGGTCAAAGAATCGTGACTAACTATATTCATAAAAGGGTTGGTTTAAGTTTCACGATTACTAAAGAAGCCGTTGAAGATAATTTGTATCAAAATCAGTTTCCACAACAAGCAATTTCACTTAGAAATTCTTTAAGGGTAACTAAGAATATTCTTGGTGCAAATGTATTAAATAATGCTTTTAATGCAGCTTATCCTATCGGTGACGGTCAATCAGTATGTTCTGCAAATCACCCAATTGACGGCGGTGTATTCTCTAATGCCTTTGCTGGAGCAGCTCCAAACGTTGATTTTAGTGAGGCAGGAGTAGAACAAGCTATTATTTTGATTCAAAAATTCCCAATGCAAAGCGGGATTTTGTCTCAAACTATGGCTAAAAAACTGATTTTACCGAGAGAGTTGCAATTCGCTGCCTCTAGGTTACTTAATTCTGCTTTCCGCGTGGATGTAGCGAACAATGATATTAACGCATTGTATCACAACGACTATATTCCTGACGGTTACAAAATTAATCAGTATCTAACTTCGGCTACTGCTTGGTTTATCCTTACTGACGCAGAAGATGGATTAAAACATTTTCAAAGAACACCTGTTGAGACCGATACTTATGTCGATTATCCAACAGATAACGTTATGGCTAAGGCTACTGAGCGTTATTCTTTTGGTGTATCTAATCCGCGTGGAATCTTTGGTTCACCTGGAGTTTAATTATCACTATGTGCAATTTTTGCACATACCTAAAGAGTATGTAAATTAGATGTTTTTATTCTAATTTACATACTTACTTAAATTTAAAAGAGAGCCGTCCTATGTCTAGATATTTAAGATATATTTTTCCAGTGGCTAACACCTCGGATGTCTGCATACTACAAAATACTGCTGGGGTGGCTAATCTTGTTTTAAACGGCAACCTCGCTAATCAAGTTACAAACCAGGTATCATTTATTGATCGTGGATATAGCAGATCCATTTCTCTTACTTCTGCAAATAACCTTGCGGCAGTAAACTTTACTATTAGTGGTATCCAAAATGGAGTTCTTATCACGGAAGTGTTAGGAGGGCCTAATGCTAATACTGTTTATTCAGCACAAATTTATGACAAAATTTATTCCATAGCAACAAGTGGAGCAGTAAACCAAGTACAAGTTGGCACGGGATATACTAGCTTCTTCCCACTGATTAATATTAATCTTGAAGGTGATAATATTGATTATATTTTGAGTACTGCTAAAGTCACGGCAGCAAGTATTAGGACGACTATTTTTGCTACTGTCGCAGATATTAGCAATAACGGTTCAACTTTTTTAGATGCCGTGAATAATAACTTTAATGTTTTTCAAATTAAAGCGAGTAACGTAGACAATCAGTATCTATTTCCAGTTCCTCCAAGTGTTGCTGCTCCATTTTTTCAACCATCTCCACCATATTATTCACTCATAATCTATATCAATGGACAGGTGGGAGAGATAGCTAATAGTATTGAAATGAATTTTAGACAAATATAAAGGTATAACAACATGTCTCTTTATACAAAATTAACGTGGCCAGTTGTAGATTTAGCGGCAGTATGCGCTTTGCAAAATACGCCTGGAGCTGGATCTTTAATATTAAACGGAAGATTAGGAAATATTAATGTTCCTAATCAAGTGTCTTTTATCGCGGCCTCCATGACAAGATCAGTATCAATCACATCAGCTGTAAATAATAGTGCAATAACTTTTATTATTAGTGGATTCCAAAATAACGCTCCTATTACCGATACTATTACAGGAGTTAACGCTAATACTGTATATGGGACGGGGTATTTTGATGTAATAACATCTATAACAGTGAGTGGACCGGTTAATCAAGTTTCAGTTGGTACTGGTAAGGCTGGTTATATGCCATTGTTAGTGATAAATACTACAAGTACTATTAATTATTCGGTATCGGTTATTTTTCCTGCTTCTGGCGCAGATATTAATTATACCTTGTATAAAACATTAGACCAAATTAATAGCAATTATATAACATTCAATAATCAGATAAGTAATTTATTCCCAATTTTAGTGAATCAAACTACATCGCAAATAGCTAGTTATCAGGAAATAGCAAATTTTCTTTTATTAAAAATAAATTCTTCTGCTACTCCGCTTACCGACACTTTTGATTTCATTTTCTTACAATCTTAAAACAAAGGTATATTGACATGTCACATAGCAGAGCAAAAAGAGAAGTAATGGCTAAATCTGGAAAAAACTGGATTCAAGGAGCTGTTAACCCAGAACACAAAGGTGCTTTGCATAAAAGCTTAGGAGTTCCCGAAGGGCAAAGAATCCCAGAAAAAAAGTTAAAAAAAGCCGAGCATTCGCAAAATGCTTTAACTAGAAAAAGAGCTAATTTAGCCGAGACATTAAAAGGCTTTGGGCGCAAATAATAATTAAAAAGAGATGTCTTGATGCTTCCTACCTCCGGTACTTTTAATTTTCAATCTATTCAAATTGAGCTTATTATCAGAGAAGCCTTTGAAAGAATAGGTATTTTAGGGGAGTTTGTAGAGCCTCAAAAGTTAGATTCAGCTAAAAGAAGTATTGATCTTTTGCTTCTAGAGTGGATGAACAAAAGTATAAATCTTTGGACTCTTGAAATTAGTTACCTTCCTCTTATAACTGCGCAAATACAATATACTTTGCCTGTTACAGTGAGTAATATCATACAAGCGAATCTCAGAACATCGACACGTCAATTAGATGGAGTCGCTGCTAGTAGCAATGGTGGTGTAGCTGCTGATGCTTTTGATGGTGACCCACTAACTGCTTGTACTCAAAATGCTGTAAATGGCAATATTTCCTATGATTATGGGGTGGGGGAAACTCAGCAAATTAACTTTGTGGGCGTTCAATCTAATGTTGATCGTACTTATAATCTAATTATTGAAAGTTCAGTAAATAATATTGATTGGTTGCCATTGATTACTCTTTCGTCATTGAATTTTGTAAAAGGAGTTAATGTGTGGTTTGACGTTCCTACTCCTATTGATGCTAGAGCTTATCGTATAAGAGAAACTGCTGGAGTGATACTCGATATACAAGAAATTTATTTTAATAATAATATTCTTGATATGCCTATAAGCAATGTGAGTAGATATGAGTATTTGAATTATCCAAACAAAAGATTAGAAAGTCGTCCAAGTATTTATTATTTGAATCGTCAAATCACGCCTATTCTTAATTTATGGCCTGCGCCTTCTAATCAATATAATTGTTTGCAATATTCCTATAAACAAATGATTCAGGATGCTGGAGCTTTTTACACTAACGCCTTGGAGATCCCATCACGTTTTTATCCGGCTTTGATATGGGGTTTGAGTTATCAACTTGCCTTAAAATATAATCCTCAAGTAGCCGGCGCATTTAAAGGCGAATATGAGCAATCATTTAATCTTGCAACGATATCGGATTCAGAATCTGTAAACATAAGTATTCGTGGGGATGAAGACTATGGAGAGATTTAAATGAGTTGGGTTAATCGTTGGAAAGGGAAAAATGTAGTTATTGATGCAAAAAATCCTTCGGCACTCGGAGTATGCGATGAAAGTGGTCTTGATTTTAACCATAAGGATTTGGTTAAGCAAATGGAATGGCGTGGTGATAGATTAGTATGGACCGGTCTCATGGTCGGTAAACCTTATTTAGACGTGCCGTCAGAACAAAATAGACCGCCGCTTGTAAAAGCTGATCCACGTCCTATAAAAAATCCAAGACTACCTGGTAACGATGCTTATACCGATCCTAATGGAAATCAAGTTTTGCCCAATACGCAACTAACGACAAAACTGCAAAATATTAATTGGGGAAATTAATGAGTGATCCAAATACGTTAAGAATACTGGAATTAGACGGAGGGGGAGAAAGAGGGTATTTATCTTTAAAATTTCTTCAGTTATTTCTTAATCAATGGCTTGGGCCGAGTATTACAAATATTGCCCCTTATTTTGATGTTATTTGCGGCACTTCTATAGGAGGTGTATTAGCCCTTACTATGGCATCAGGACAGAATCCATATAATCTTGATTCTTTTTTCACTGTACAGGGAAAACAATTGTTTAGTACAAATGGAGATGACTCAAATAGAGCAAGTACTCTTGCTAAGCTTTTTTCGCTTACTGCTAGTGGAGTTCCTTTTTATTCTACGCAAGGAACATCTAATACTTATGGTTCTAATTTATTGGTAAGCGAATTACAAACAATGTTTGGATCAAATACAATGCAGTCCTTACAAACAAAGGTTGTAATACCTACATATAAAGTCGATTTAAGAGGGGATAATACACTTAGTAAAGGTGTATATACTTCGTGTTCTAATGTTAATACTCCGGGGTTCGTGGGTCAAAATGAGTTGATTAGTAATGTGGCATTAGCTACATCAGCCGCTCCTTTTTATTTGCCTTCAAGACTTATTACAAGTATTAACCCTCAAGATCCTACCTATTTAAATGGTAGGTATGTTGATGGTGGTGTATATGCTAATAACCCTGCTACATTTGGCAGAAATTTAGCCCAGATATTAAAACCTAATGCTAATAGATGTTGTGTATTATCAATAGGTACAGGTCTTGGTGAAATGGGATTCGATGACCCGACTCCAAACCGTCTAAAACTAACTGACTCAGATCCCTTAGTTAGCATTACTAATTTATTCGGATTGTTTGATGTCGCTGTTACTGGAGGACAAGAAAACGTTGCTCGAAGTTTATTCCTTGAATCACAATATACATTATCTAGATTATATTATTATCGTTTTCAACCGGTTTTAGACGCGTCTTTGGATACGGAGCTTGATAATACTGACGATAGTATACTTACATATTACCAAGACACTGCTCTCAATGGTTATAATAGCGATTTAGATAATATAACTACATTTATAGGCCAT